GGCCGAGCGGTCGGAGCGTCCGAACGTGATGCTCCACGGAGGCTTCCTGGCACTCTCCTCCATGGAACGTTCAAGCGTGGGGAACGGCACCTTGGTCCTCATGTCAGCACCAAATAGACCTTCAGGCCCTTCGCGGTGCCGTCACCCACTTGGTCGATGTCGACCGTTATCTCGGCGTCCGCCGCCAGCGCGCTGTCGGAGATCACCGGCTGGTTCAGTGCGGTGACCGAGGTTGTCTCGGTATTGTCGATGGTCAGCTTGGTCGAGAGCACACTCGTGCCACTCTCGTTGACGTCGATGGTGAGGATGCTGCCCGAAGCCTGCGCAGTCGAGAGCGATCCGCGCACATCGGTCAGCGTCATGGCGAACGGCATGCGGAACTTGACTTTGTTGCTGCCGGCCGTGAGTGCCGTCCCCTCATCCGAGCACGCAACGATCATCGTGGTGTTGGTCACCGCTCCGGTCATGCCGGTCGACCCGGTCGGCCCGGTAACCGTGGAGGCAGCACCCTGACTGCCGGTCGGTCCGGTGTTACCGGTAACCCCGGTGGGCCCGGTCGGTCCGGTGTTGCCGGTCGGTCCAGTGTTGCCGGTCGGTCCGGTGACCGTCGAGTCCGCACCCGCCGCACCGGTAAATCCGGTGTTGCCGGTAGGCCCGGTCGGCCCGGTAAACCCGGTCGGCCCGGTCGGCCCGGTGTTACCGGTGACCCCGGTCGGTCCGGTCGCACCCGTATTCGAGGCAACCCCGGCAATGCCGGTTGGCCCGGTATTGCCAGTTGGTCCCGTTACCGTGGAGTCCGCACCGGTCGGTCCGGTGGCACCGGTCCGGGTCGCCTCGCCCGCGATGCCGGTCGGCCCGGTTGCCCCCGTCGTGCCTGCCATCCCGGTAAATCCGGTCGGGCCAGTGGCACCGGTATTGGTGGCGCTACCGGCCGGGCCGGTATTTCCAGTCGGTCCGGTAACTGTGCTGGCCGCCCCCGTGGGGCCGGTCGAACCGGCACCGGTCGGGCCGGTATTGCCGGTGACCCCGGTGAACCCGGTCGGGCCGGTGCGCCCGGTCGCCCCGGTCGGACCAGCTATCCCTTGTGCCCCGGTTACACCGGGAGGTCCCTGAGCACCAGTGTTCACCGCAGTGCCGGGCGTGCCGCCAGGACCCTGATCGCCAATCGGCCCGGTTGGACCCGTGGAGCCGGTCGCGCCTGTCCCGGACGCTGTCCCTGCCGCACCAGTCGAGCCGGTGGTTCCAGTAGGGCCAGTCAGCCCCTGCGCGCCGGTCGCTCCAACTGCGCCCGCGGCACCGGTCGGGCCGGTGACACCTGTGGCACCGGCCGCACCGGTAGACCCGGTCGGACCTGTGACACCGGTCGCGCCCTGTGTGCCAGTCGGCCCGGTCGGACCGGTATTGCCGGTATTTCCGGTCGCACCCGTGGTGGAGGCGAAGCCGGCCGGGCCGGTGCTGCCAGTCGGGCCAGTCGATCCGGCAGTGCCGATAATCAGCGGGTTGCTCGACGGCACGGTCTCCATGACCGGGGCGTCGACCTTGAAAACGATGGTGAAATTCCAGCGCTGCTCGTCGTTGGTGAACACCAGCAATGCCAGCGTGAAGGTCTCGCCCAGCGATGCCGAGGTCACCAGCAGGTAGAGCGCGGTACTGTCGTTGGTCAATTCACATGGTGAAACAACCGTGCTGATGTTGCTGGTGACGCTGGCAAATGCCTGCGTGAGTATGACCCCCGTGTCGAGCAGACCGTCGAACGACACCAGAAAGCGCTCGGTATCGCCGGCAGGGATGTGCTGCTCGCCCAGGAAACTCGCCGTCGAGACAACTTCGATCTCAAGCATCGAGCGCCCCCACGGTGTAATGAACGGTGTAATTCAGGGTCTGGCCGTCGTTGGTGGTGACGATGAACGTCACATCGAAGGTAGCCGGATCATCGGTGGACTCGACATACCAGATCGCCGAACGGCGATCCGAGGACAGCCCGACGCCGTTCACCACGGCATCGTCGTCGATGACAGTTACCGGCACGGTAACACCGGTCAGCAGCACACCCCGTTCGAGGAAATAGTCGAAATCGGCACGAAATTTCTCGATGTTGCTGGTCGTCATGCGGACCAAGCCCAGATCTCCTTCATCGGTTATTTCGAACACCCGGGTCACATCACACCTATTTTGGCCCAATCGCCATCCACGAGACGTCGACCGGTCCGGTGTTCACACTGAGGTTGAAGCCAATCGTCGAGCGGCTGGACACTGACGGGAAGGCACCGGTCGGGCCGCTCGACCCGATGACCACAGCTGGCGCGATCAGGAAGGTCGCCGGGAAGCCGATGCCGCCACCCGGCGGGGATGCCGATGTGAGACCCCACGCTATCAGGACGTTGTTGATCGCAATGTAGCCGGTCGGGCCGGCACCGGTCGCTCCGGTGAAGGCAACCACGCCCACCGGCCCGGTCGGGCCGGTCTCGCCGTCGCGCCCGGTCGGGCCGGTCATGCCGGTCGACCCGGTGTTGCCGGTCATCGCGAACCCGGCAGCGCCGGTGTACCCGGTCGGACCCCCCGCGCCGGTCGGTCCGGTGACTGTCGATGACGTGCCATCCGCACCGGTCTGCCCGCGCATGCCGGTCGGGCCGGTAACCCCGGTCGGACCGGAGGGGCCGGAGGGGCCGGACGGGCCACCGAACGGTCCGGTCGGGCCGCCGACGACGACAACAGGACGGGCCGAGATCGGTGCCGGACCAAGGATTTCTACAGGCATGGCCTACCCCTCGGTAACGGCATCGACGAAGATGAATTCGCCATGCAGGAGCTGCGTGCGCACCGCAGTGTCGGTGTCGATCATGCGCAAGTCATAGAGGTAGACCCCCGGCACGAGCACAGCCTGCAGCGTGGCAGGCGGCACGTTGAAGTAGAGGACCCGCTCGGCAGCATCGGCAACCACAATCTCGCCAGCTGCCGAGGTGAACGCGATGACTTCGGGCGACTGTTCGAAGTTGCCCTTTATGCCCATGCGGAACGTCTTGTTGGTGAAGCTCCACGAAGTGTCGCCGTCTTCGCCGAACTGGATCGCGTCCGAAAATGTGGTGTTCTTGGCCACCGTGAAGTTGGCGTGCGCGCTGGAGGGCGGGGCGTCGGGGTACTGCATCAGATGAACCTCGTCGGGTAGGCCGTGCTCACCCCACCACGCTGCGAGCGGCTCGACCAGCCGCGCGGATAGGTCCAGGACTGCGCTCCCTTGAGGTTGGCGCGCTCGGCAGCGACCTTGGCGAGCTGGATGCCGGTGCGAAACCGCTTCAGGTGGTAGGCCGACAACTGGTTGTTGGAGTAGGACTTCTGCTGCTGCCCCATCATCTTGCCGAGCAGCCCGTCAAGGATGTGGATACTGTACACACGCAAAGTCCAGACCGGCGCAATCGGCAGGGCGTCGCGCGTGATCGGCAGGGTGACCGTCTTCACCACGCGCGCGCTCCAGTCCGCCGTGGCGTTGCTCTGCGGCGCGTTGACGAACGTGAGAATGGCGAAATCGCGCATGAAGGCATCGAGCTGGGGCGAGCCCTTGTCATCCCACACACCGACGAGACGAATGATCTGGCCTTCCTGTGCCGGTGCCAGCAAGACCTCGGTGTCGCCGGCAGCCGGCCTGAACAGGATATCCTCGGACCAGCAGGAGCTGTCCTCGAAAAACTCCTTCAGCACGTCGTAGAGTTCAGCCTTGATGCCGCTCTCCGACGCGCCGGTGAGCTTGATCTGTGCCTGTGCCAGCAGCTGCTGGACTTCACGCGGGTCGAGCGCCATCACTCACCTCCAGCCGGCGGACCGGAGCTGGACTTCGTAGCCCGCGGCGACGGCGTGCCGCCCTCTATCGGGATGCTCGGTCGTCGCCCGGTCAGCATGTTTTCGAAATTGGCCAGGAAGGTATTGGCGCGGGAGTCCTGGATGTCCTCCTCGTCACGCAGCAGCGCGTGCCCAGCAACGCCGTATTCGATAGCAAGGCGAAACTGCGCCTCGATGGGAAAAATCTCGCCGTTGACCTCTTCGTACTGCGGCACATCGATGCCGTAGCGCTGAATAAACACGTCCGGCCGCAGCCGGCGCGCCTCGTTCAGCGCAATGTTAAGCGCTGCAATCAGCGAGATATCGCTGTAGCGATAAGGTCGGATCTTGTCGAGCATCAGGTTTCTGACGCCCTTGATCATCTGCTCGACGGTCATCAGGCTTGGCGGCATTGGTCACCTCAATGAGTGTGACCGCCGCGGTGTTGCCGCGACGGTAACATCCCTGGATCGGAAACCTGCAGCCCTTACGCGGCCGGCGTAACCTGAGCCTGAACCAGTGCTTTGCCATCAACCACCTGATAGCCATACACCTGCAGCCCGCGCAGGATCTGCGCGAACGTCAGTTCGGAGCGCAGCGTCTCCACCTTGCTGATCTGGCTGGCGAACGTCAGCCCATGAGCATGACCGGCGAAGATCGGCCACTCTCCGGTGGCGAAGTTCGTGCTGTCGCTCGTGTTGTTCGGCAAGAGGTTGGAGATGTAGATCGTGAAGCGGTCGATCATGCCGAGGCGCCCGTTGCGCAGCATCGAGACGCTGTCGCCCGAGAGATACGCCTGCCGCAATTCCGACTGCTTGATCATGCGTCCGGCCCAGGATGGCATCACCGCCCAGCGCCCGACTTCCGGGATGTTCTGCTCGTCGAGCACCTGACCCATGCGCAGCAGCACGTCGATCAGCTCGATCTGGCCGGTGCCGGCATTGCGGCCGACGACGGACAGCGGCGTGCTCTTCACACCGAGGTTCAGCGAGGCGGTGATCACGCCAGCCGCGATGCCTTGGTTGGCCGCCGCCATCTGGTTGACGATGCCGCCGAGCACGTCCTGGTCGACCACGATCTTGAGCTGCTGGGCCGCGTCGTCGGACCACATCGAGAGGATGTTGAGGTCCGATTGAATTTCCATGACGTCGTCGAGGGCGAGCGAGAAATACTTGCCGTTGGCGATGTACAGCTCGATGCTGCTGCCAGTCGGGCGGTCGAGCCCGAGCAGACCGTCGGCACGATAATCGCGGATGGTGACGGTCGGCTTGGTGCGGATCTTGACCCGGTCGCCTTGGTTCTTGATCTCGCCTTCGTAGTCGGTGTTGGAGATCGCCGCGAGCACGGTGCTCGCATAGAACTTCTCCACCAGCTTGCCGGACCAGATCTCCGGGATGAACCCGGTGGCCTGCAGATTGTTGCTGGACGAGCCAGTCGGGTAAATCGGAGGGGTCGTACCGGCGGTTGCGCCGGGGAATGCCGTGCTGGGAATTGCCATCGTGATCGTCCCTTGGGTGTGGGACGGTCATGCCTTGCTGGCTAAAGGCCGCCCCCAGTTATCGGACGCGCCCTTCGCGCTGAGCAGCATAGATTTCCTGCTCGTCGCGTTGACGATCAGCTTCTCTCCCGGCGTAGGCCGCACGGCCTTCATTCGAGTAGAAACGGCTGATCTGGGCACGAGTGAAGACTGGCTTGTCGGCAGCGTTGGCATATCCATTGCCAGCCGCTGGCTTAGCCCTGCCGGGGGACGCGAGAGTGCTCAGCTCGACTGCAGCTTGGCGAGGCGGCGGGGTCTCCACCGGCGGCGGCTGCAGGGTTGGCATCTGGCCCGTGGCTTGTTCCTCTGCGAGGAACGCTTTGAAAAACGCAGCCACCCGAGGCGCATCAGCGGCTTTGGCAGCGTCGTTGATCAGATCCCTTCTTAGCTGACGAGAGTAAATATCTGGTAAACTCGCCCACTGCTTGAAGCGTGGGTTGGTGTTGAGCTGCCGCCACTCCGGCATCGACCCGTCCAGCTCGCCTTCCATGCGCTGCCGCGCGGTCTGCTGCACCCGCTGCGACGTCTGGCGCAACTGCTGGGTGACCTGATTGAGGTCAGGCTCGACCGCGCCGCGCGCTGCCCGGGTGACGAAATCCACCAGTTCCGGGCCATAAGTCTCGACATCCTGCGGCGTGATCGTGGGGGGTGGCCCCGACTGGCGCTGCGGACGCTGTGGCTGCTGCCCTCTCCGTGCCAACTGCAGTGCGTGCTGGGTGCGCTGCAGCTCGTCGCCCAGCTGCGACATCTCCTCCTGCATCTGGCCGAGGGTCGTCTGCGATTGATCAAACCGACCCTTCATCGCAAGATAGCGATGCTCCCACGAGCCATGCTCACCGCTGTCCGGGACAGGAGGTTTGCGTTGCAGGTCTACCGCACTAGTACCTTCTCCAGCGGACTGCTGCTCGGGCTGGCTCTCGGACTGGCCGGGTGGCTGCTGTTCGCGCTGGTCTTCGGAGTGGCCTACGGGCTGCTGGTCAGCACCAACTTGTTCTGACGGCGGTTGCGGCTCGGGCCCGGGATACGCTGCCTTGTGTATGGCCTCGGCAGTTTCACCCGCCTTTTTTACGGCGGGCGGAATGGTCACATTGGTGTCGATGGGCGCTAA